CAGGTGTTGGTATTTTACCAAACACATCAGTGACTTCACAAATAACGGGTACTATAGGTGGTATCGGTACATACACAATATCACCACCTCAAACAGCGGCAACCACAACATTCACAGTCCAAAACCTAATATTAAATGGTCCTAGTGCGGTTGATATGCAATTGTTGATTAATGACAAAACAATGTTGGTTTTTAATCCAAATGGATCTAACATATACGAAGCACCTGGATTTGACCCAAATAACTTACCACGTAGTTTAAAACTAAACGCATGGTCAGTCGTGGTTAAATCACAAAAAACTGATAACTACTTTGTTTTTCCTTCTTTTGGTGCAAACATTAACCAAACATTTAATGAATGTTTTGTTACTGATCAAATGTTAATTGAAGTTTCACAAAACAAATCAATGTTTAATGGATCTGTTAGATTGTATTGGAATGCACCAAATTACGGATATTTTGATAATAGTAAGGTTGTTAAAAATTTACCAGACACATACCTAAAAAACATATATTCAGATTCACAAATCCAAGAAAACTTTAAAATTACCGGTAATGTTTCTGACTACACACCATTGGACGATATGTTCTCAGCTTTTGATAAAGAAATTTTAGATTTATTTGAATTACAATTTTTAAATTTTAGTAAATCAGTTTATGATTATACGGATTTAATCCCACCAACTTTACAAAATAATTTAACAGATTTAGATCAACCAAGTTTACAAAATTTAAATAGTACTGAAACCGAAAGTGAGTTATCGTTTAAAAATTTCCAAGCTTTAATGAGAGAGATGTTAAAGATTAAAAATCCAATAACAACTTCTCCTGAAGATACCCTTACAGATGTAATAGCATCACAAAATGAAGTATTCCAAAATATGTTAAAAAATTTCTTGGAATATGATGTTGTGTTTAAATATGGTAATCCATCAAACTTTAATAGAAAAAGTTTCTTTACGTTCTCAACACAATTTATTGAAGAACCGTTAACGATTGATCCGTATGTAAAGGGTAATTTACCTGGTGATGGGTCCGCACCAAGTGTGACATTAGCGAATTCTAAAACACAAAATCCCGAAACTTGGAAGGCATTAGAAACTTATGTAGGGTTTTCGATGATTCCCGAATTACAATATACAAATAATGGTTCTTATATTACCGACTTCTTTATTGACATGAATGTTGGGTTTAATGAACAAAATGTGAAAGATTTCGCACCATTAATAAAAATATTCGCAACACAAAAACTAAATGATTCTAATTTGAACGTAAGTAATTTTTATTCATTAATGGATGATTACTTATTAGCAAGTAAAACTTACATAGATAATGTGATAAGTGTTTTGATGCCTGCGGTTAGAAAAGAATTACCCGTAGTAATCATTAGTCCACAAGAAGGTTCGGTTAGAGCGGACTTAGAGGCTGGATTTACCGAACAAACAAGAACAGAACTTTGGGAAATGTTCAAAGCATTAAATGATACTTGGATTTCAGGTTATGATTTTACCGATAAAACTCTTTTTGAAGATGTACTTCTTATGGATAGAGCATCAAGAGATATTGGTAATAAAATATTAGTTGATATTTTTGAAGTTAAAGAATTAATAGAAGATGCATCATATAAAAATACTCTTTTAGGTTTAGTTGAAACTATATTAAAGAATAACAATTTTGTTACATATATGTTACCATCATACGTTAATTTCTATAATGTACAAGACGCACAATTGAACCCAACACCAAGACCTGAAGGATCAACACAATTTGCAAAAACATTGTTTGGAACATACCTAAATGTCGATTACCGTCAAAGTTCACCTAAATATCTATGTGTTTATGCTAACAAACCAAGTGAACATTTAGCAATGAACAATAATGTTGATTACAGATTTAGAGATGACGCTTTTGATTTAAGAAGAGCGAGCGATAACCCATTAATAGAAAATCAACTTAACAAAAGTGATTGGGATAAATCTAATAAGGTTGTCGGGTTTAATTTGGACATGACATTACAAAATCAACAAATCTTCAAACAATTTGATATTGCTCAAGATCCTGGTAAACCAACATCAGAATCTTTGGAAGTTTTAAATCAAATGGCTAACTTATCTAAAAATAGAAGAACATCCACTCAAAATGTTTCACTTTATAATTTATACAAAAATAGAAGTTATAGGTGTTCAGTTGATATGATGGGTAATGCTCTTATACAACCAACAATGTATTTTAATGTTAGAAACATACCAATGTTTTCAGGACCATATATGATTACATCTGTAAAACATAGAATTAGTGAAAATGGGTTTGACACAACTTTTGAAGGTATAAGACAACCATTCTATTCGTTACCAAAAATTGATAATTTTATTCAGTCATTGAATCAGAATATTTTAACATCAATTCAAGAAACAATACAACAAAACGAAACTAAAAAACTTTCAGATCCTAACACAATTATTGCTGAGAAAAATGCCGTACTTTCTAATGTTACTGCGGAAGATAAGTTAACCGCAAATCAAGATTGTAATTCAGAAATAAACCCAAGATATGCAGGATTTACTCAAGTTGAAACACCAACAGCAACTCAAGTTTCATTCATAGAAATGAAACGATTAATAAAGAGTAAATTTGCAGATAGAGGATATAAAGAAAAATTGGATAATTATTCGGAGTTACTATTCTGTTTCCTTTATGTGGATACATCAACACAACAAGGATTCAAAACATATGAAAATAACTATAGTACAATAGACTTGAGACAATACTTTGCCGGATATCTAGATTATTTTAATAAAAAATACTACTGTATTAATAGAGGTACTAATGTGAATTATCCTATTGTAAGTTTTATAGATTTGTCATCATTCCTTGATTTCGCAATAACTAAAGTCCAAGGATTAATACAAACTACAACACAAGCGGCAACATTATCAGAATATTTAGCAGAACTTTATGTTGTTAGATACCCAATTCCAAGAAATACAAATGTTTGGACCGAAATGACATCAACAGATAAAGCGGCTTTAATTGATAAATTTAAAAAAGCTATTGAAGTGTATACTTCTATTATTTAATACTTTTTTTTAAATTCAGATATTTATAATAAAAAAACTATGAGCGTTAAATTAATATTAGACAATTACTTGGGTAAAAACACAAGAGTTTCTGAAAAAGATATGGGTGATGGTACAAAACAAGTATGTGATTTAGATACTGGAGATTGTTACACCGTAAGAATGAAAGATGGATTGATTGAAAGGGTTGATAATACTATGAGAACTTTCAAAAAAATACAAGTAGAGACCAATCATGGTATAAAAACTTTATTAAATGGTTAAAATGAAATTAGATCAAAAAATACTTGAAGAGATAAAAAGATACAATAGTATCAATCAATATATTATGGAACAAGACGTTCCACCGGCAGAACCACCTCTACCTGAACCTGCAGGTGCTGATGCTGCATTACCACCACCTCCAGGTGGAGATGTTCCCCCACCACCGGCAGCTCCTGAGGCTGGACCAACACCAATAGATACGGCGACAGATCCTGAAGTTGAAGAAGTTGGAGTTGAAGATAGTACAACAACAGAAGAAGGTGGAGAAGAAGAAACTGAAGAAATTGACATCACAGATTTGATTGATAATCAAAAAACTATGTCAGACAAACAAGAAGAGTACTTTAATAATTTATTCGGTCAATTAGAAGATTTACAAGGAAAATTAGGGGAAATGGACCAACTAGTGCAAAAATTAAATTCTATTGAAGCTAAAGTTGATAGTTACAAACCTAAAACTCCTGAAGAAAAATTAGAATTAAGATCTTTAGATTCCGGACCCTTCAAACAAAAACTATCTGATTTCTTTGAGGACAAAATGGTTGAAATGGAAAAATCAGGAAAAAATGAATATGTTTTAACATCGGACGAAGTCGAAAATTATAATCCATCTGACGTTCAAAAATCCTTTGATGATGGAATCGCACCTTTTGATCCTGAAATTTATTATAAATAAGATTTAAGGTCGAAATTTTCGACCTTAAATTTTTTTGGCGACACAATTTGACTATAACTTTTTATACACCTATAATTTTAACACATAAACTTTAATTTTTATTTACACAATGGCGACAAATTCACTAGACGCAGTACTTGCACAGTACGAAAAATCAACACAGAACACATCATCGAATGGTTCTAAAATGTCTTCAGAAGACCGAATGAAAAAATATTTCGCAGCTCTTTTGAAAGATAATGAAAAACAAGGACAGAGACGAGTACGTATTCTTCCTACAACAGACGGATCTTCACCGTTCAAAGAAGTATGGTTCCACGAAATCCTTGTGGACGGTAAATACCAAAAATTTTACGATCCGGGAAAAAATGATAACGAGCGTTCACCTTTGAATGAAGTTTATGAAGAACTAATGTCAACAGGTAAAGAGGCCGACAAACAATTGGCAACACAATACAAAGCTCGTAAGTTCTATATTGTAAAAGTTATTGATCGTGATAACGAACAAGACGGAGTTAAATTTTGGAGATTTAAACACAACTACAAACAAGAAGGAATCCTTGATAAAATCATCCCAATTTGGAAGGCAAAAGGAGACATCACAGATCCTGATAAAGGACGTGACTTAATCCTTGAATTAACCAAAGCTAAAACTCCAAAAGGGGCTTTTTACACTGTAATCCAAACTGTTATGTATGATGACCCATCTTCAATCTCAGAAGATGAAAATCAAATGTCAGAATGGGTTGGTGATGAGTTAACTTGGGAAGATGTATATTCTAAAAAACCTGTTGAGTACCTTGAAGCGATTGCTCGTGGTGAAACTCCACGTTGGGATTCAGAAAAGGGTGGTTATGTTTACTCTAACACTGAAACCGCTGAAGTTTCTATGGGAGGAAACTCAACACCAAAATCAATCAATGAGGTTGCTGATCCACAGGCGAATGCTGAGGTTGATGAAGAATTACCATTCTAATTTTAATTAAACAAATTATAACGGGAGCAGTTTATTGTTCCCGTTTTTTTGTCTATATTTTTAAAAAAAGAACTATGAAACCTATGATAGCAGAAAAATTAAAAAACGCTCTTATTAAAAAATATGAAGCGGAAATTGCAGATGCGGAAGCAAGACTTTATGTTTATTTTGTAAACCCTGTTGGGATTGGAGAACACCCACAACACACCGAAGAAATGGATAATTTAGTTACACAACTTACAGATGCAAAAGACAAGTTGGAAACAATAACAAATTTTAAAATTTACGAAGCATAATGGCACTTAAAAAGAACGACTTTAGTTCGTTGAAGAAAAAGTTTTCTTCGGACGCAAAATATAAACCACAACGATTTTTTGATCTTGGTTCTGAATTTTTGGATGCGGTAGGATTACCTGGTCCTGCTATTGGTCACCTTAATATGTTATTAGGTCACTCTGATACAGGTAAAACAACAGCCCTTATTAAGACAGCGGTTGATGCTCAAAAGAAAGGTATTCTTCCTGTATTCA